TTAATTGGGAATGTTTTCTAACTTCTCGGTTAACTGTTTGTCCATTTTTTCTGTTACATGTGTGTATATCTGAATCGTTGTTTTTTCGTCTGTATGTCCAACTCTTTTCATAATTGCTTTGAGTGATACATTCATTTCAACGAGTATACTTATATGGGTGTGCCTGAAGGTATGGGATGTTACTTTTTTATTAATACCTAATTCAATCGCAGCATCTGATAATAATTTGTTTACTTTATGAGAATATAATGGATTGCCAAATCTTGTAGTAAAGATAAAACCACGATCGATGTAATCTTTTTCCCAATGAGCAGATTTTTTATTTTCCAATATTACTTTTTTTAAGATTTTAACCGCTCGTTTATTAATAGAAATCGTTCTTCTTGAACCTCTAGTTTTAGTTGTATCTTTATATCCAAATCCATTTTTATATTTAATCCAATGAATTGTTCCATTTATGTCTATTGCTTTATTTTGAAAATCGATATCCTTTTCTTGTAATGCTTGAACTTCTCCAATTCTCATACCAGTTAATGCTTGTAGTTCTATTAAGCTAGCTACAAATAAATTCAACCTCTTGTCAGAATGCTTTTTAGTTAATATAAAATCACGTATTTTTAACACTTGATTCATTTCAAGATAGTTGTATATTTTTTGTTCTTCTTTTTCTATATCTTCTAGCGTTTTAGCTTTCTTAGGTACTTCCACATCGTTTAACATATGTTTGTTAGTGTACCCGTAAAATTTCATTGCATATGATAAAGCTTTTTTCATATCATTGAGTTGTCGTCTAACTTGGTTTTCTGAATATATTTCTGATAGACCGTTAATTAGTTTTTGGACGTGCTTTACATCTAACTTTGAAACTAGTGTATGTTCATCTATATTGTTTTTTAAATTATTCAGTCGAACTTTAGAGTTATTTAGAGTTGTTACTTTTAAACCAGAAGTATTTTTATGATAATCAAACCATTCATCTAGTAAATTGTGAACCGTTAATGATTTTAAATTGTTATTAGTACTAGTAGACAACTTGCTTTTTATCTTATCGTCTAATTGGAACACAGCCTCTTTTTGAGAAGCTTTAGTATTTTTGTTCATAACAATACTCACACGTTTCCATTTGTCTGTGTAAGGGTCTCTATACTTCTCGTAGTAGCGATATTTAGTTTTTCCTTCTTTATCTTTGAATTGTTCACTCCACATAGGTCATTCCTCCTAAAATCTATAAAATTACCACCAATTTTTGTCATTTTTGTATTCGCCTTTATTAATAAAATAGGTACATAAAATTATAATTGCTATCATACCTATAAAATGGATAATATAAAAAATCATAGTAAACCTCCTAAAAATAATGATATATTGCAACTTTTTTCATGTTGTACCTCTCCTTTTTTACAATGGTAAATAAAAAAGACAGAATCAATCTGCCTTTGATATAGTTTTCAATAAAGATATAATTTCATCATTTTGTTGTATTAGCTTTTCATTTTGTTGTTTCTGTTGATCTAGCTCATGAATAAGTGCATAGTTTTGGTCAACTAAATCATTTAAAAAACTTACTTTATAAGCGGTGCCGTCGTTTTTAGCCCCTGTAGCAAGTGTATTAAACCATTTAAAACCTCCACCGTATAATTGGTTGCTTTTAAGCTTATCAACTACCTTTTGTGTTTCAGGGCTGAATTGTGTGAGGCCTCTTTTTTGAAAGAAGTTAGGCAAAGGTTTGTTTTCATTATCAGATTCAATCTCTTTTTCTTTTGATGGTTTGTTGGTGTATTTTGGCTGTTTGTATCCTTTATACCCTTTCATAAAGTCATTTTGGTATTTGTCGAAAAATCCCATTAATAAATCCTCCTCTAATACATATTTAAATAAAGCGTATCAGAATCAGAATTAAATTAACATAACAGAAATGATTTTGCCTAAAAAACAGACTCTCTTAAAAAATTGATATAGCTATCGCTTTTACGATGCTCATAGCCTGTAAGGTATTTCTCAAGTCCACTATCAAGGTGCTTATCTAAAACACGCATACAAACCCACACAGCACTAAAGCTGATACTGAATTTATTGGCTATTTCATAAGAGCTATTCTTCCTATATTCATAGCGTTTATGTAATGGAAACAGTAAACAGCTTGCAAACGTATCTGCCTCAAATTCTTCTCGAGTGTATGTGCCAGTTCCTTTTTCACGGTCATATAATGACTTCCCAGCGTGATTAAGTTTGATGTGGCCATACTCGTGAGCAAGCGTAAAACGCTGCCTGCTGACACCTTTAAGTGCGTTATAAACAATAAACGACTTACCTGCTTTCTTAAAATGAAAAGCCTCATCTGATTGGCCGATAACAGCGACCTCAGACCTTTTGACACCTGCAAGTCGAGCAAACTCGCCAAATGTAAATAGCTGGACTTCATCATCATCACGGATCATATCTTTTATAGGTACAGGGAACTTTCCCTCTATATAGAACGAGTCCGCTTTTTCTATCGCACGCATAAATGCTTGATTTTCTTCATAATTCACCCAAAAACTCCCTTACTACTTGTCGTCTTTTGTTATTTCTTCCCAGTTATCAAAGAAAGCCTCAAAAACCTTAATAGCTCTCTTTCTATCTTCTTCACTCATATTTTGAGCGGCTCTTTGCATGATACGGATATCTTCAGGTAAATCTTCGCCTTTATGTTCCTCCTTATCACGGTCTAGTAAGAAATCGACAGACACGTCGAAGTAGTCGGCAACTTTTTTAAGTCTATCTACGCCTGGAGTGCTTTTCTTCCATCGAGCAATTTGCCCATTAGAAAAATCTAATTTTCTTTCAAGTTCTGCGATTGTAATATTATTTTGTGAGCATAAATTTTTTATGATTTGTACCGTATTCATGGGCTTTCTCCTTTTTTAACATACCTAAATATACAAATTATCTATTTTTCGTTGACATTAGACTATATGTGTATTAAAGTAGGTATATGCTTTTGATTAGCTTACAAACACAGCGAATAAAAATTCAGTTCGCCAAAACGTATATTTAAAAGACTGTGTTTGTGAGGCTTGGGAGCTATTAGATAATTTAATAAATCTAAAAAATAACTAAACTGTCAAAGGGACGAGTCTGTTTAATTAGCTAATAACTATGTCTTAATATTAGCATATAATCTATTTTTGGTAAATAGAAAACGCGAAAAGATATGCTAATTATCTAAAATGATTCGTCTCATGCAGATAAAGGAGGTTGGAAAATGGAGGATTTCGGGGCGTTTGTCCGCAGCGAATTAAAAAAAAGAGAAGTCTCCCAAAGAACGATGGCAAAAGATTTAAACATCTCAGCCCCGTACTTAAGTGACATTCTCAACAACCACAGGGATGCGCCAACTCAGAAACAAAGAATTTTTAATTACTTAAACAGTAAACACATTAAAAGTTAATAGGAGGAATTGGAATGCAAGAGTTACAAGTTTTAGAACAAAACAACGATTTTTATGTAGACAGTCGAGAAGTAGCAGAAATGGTAAAGAAACGTCATGCAAATTTAGTTAGAGATATTGAAAATTATCAAGAGGTGTTGAATCAAAACTCAAAATTGAGTTCTGATGATTACTTTATTGAAAATACTTATCAAGCCGGTACAGGTAAACAGTACAAAAACTACTTATTAACTAAAAAAGGTTGCGACATGGTAGCAAATAAAATGACAGGTGCAAAAGGGACACTATTCACTGCAATGTATGTAGACGCATTCCATAAGATGGACGAACATATCAAACAATCTCAGTTAAATGTTCCGCAAACACCAATGCAAGCATTAGAAATGATGTTCAGTGTTCAAAAAGAACAACAAGAATTTAACCAACGCATTGAAACAGAAGTAACTGGTATTCGTAACATTGTAGGAATGGAAACGAAGAACTGGAGAAACGATACAAACAAAGTGTTAGGTGCTATCGCTCAACATCTAGGTGGAGGCCAAAAACACAAAACAGTTCGCACTGAGGCCTACAAGTTATTAGAAGAAAAAGGACGCTGCAAGTTAGAACAAAGGTTAAATAATCGTAAAGCGAAGATGCTGGCTAAAGGTGCCACTAAGACACAAATCAATAAGTTATCTAAATTAGACGTAATAAACGATGAGCCAAGATTAATCGAAATTTACATTTCAGGTATTAAAAGTATGGCCATCAAGTACGGCGTAGATACAGACCAATTCGAACAATAGGAGGAAACGGAATGAATGATATTAATTTAGATTTTAATATTTATCCTAAATTAGATTTAGCAGAAGGTGCAGTAGAACGAAAAATTTACCAACTTATTCATGAATATGATTTGAATTATAAACAAGTGCGAAGAGTACTAGAAGTGGTTGACGATAAGTTATTACAACACATTCAAAATACAGTGATTTCAAAAAACAAAAAACCCCTTGATTTAACAAGAGGTCAAGAAAATTAGTTGTTAAGTTCTAAATCAAGATTTAGATCAATACAACCTGATACTGAGTAAAGTTTTTCTTTAAATTGGTTGAAGTAAATTACAGTGTGTTGATGTGAATGATTGTCTCGGACGCAATCTAACGCTTCTTTATACACTTCAGTAAAAGCATCTACAGCTTTCACAAATTCATCACGATACAAGTCTTCTTTACTTCTAACATAAGATTCTAAAGATACAAAATATGAATTTGCTTTTGAAAAATAATGTAGCGCTAATTCTTCCTTGTCAGTATCGATGATTAAATCAATAGCTTTTCTAGTATCAAAGTAACCATTTAAAACTAATTTTCTTAGATATTCTTTTTCTTCTGAGATATCCAACTATCTCACCTCCTTTCACTAGGAGATAACACTATTGTACGAAACTAAAATAATAAAAGCTATAGGAGGATTAATATATGAACTTAAAACAGGCATTAAAAATAACACTCCTAATCGTCATCTTGGCGGAAGAGATTAAGAGTGTTAAGAAAAATAAAAACTATAGATTAAATGTTGATATTAATACTGATGAACTTATCAAAAAATTAGAATCCTTCAAATAAATTTTTGAAAGTATGTTCACCTAATGCTTTTTCAAGCATTTCATGCCATGAAGAAAAGTTTGTGTTTTCTGAAACATAAGTATCCCACTCTTTAGTTTGAATCATCTCATTAAAGCCAACTTGTTTTTTGATACTTAATTCACTTGATTCAACAAATTTAACGATGTCTTCTTCATTAGTATATTTCTTCATAAACTCAGGGTTAAACAAAGTGTCGATACTCTCATGTCAGATGTGCCATTCATTTCTTTGGCATTATCACTAATTTTATCTAATTTTTTCGATAATTCATCGAAACCATCAATATTACTCATTTATTCACACCCCCTTTGCACAGAGATAAATAAATTATACCAGAAAGGAGTGGTTAAGATGACACATTTACCAACTAAACAAAACGTTGTAGAAGATGAAAATCAAGTTGTGTTTTATCCACTATATGGAAAACCACCAACTATAGCGAAAATATTTGATGTTGGAGTATCAACTGTTTACAGATGGTTACGTGATTATGATGAAGATGATCTAGGTGTTAAAGACTTTTACCTTGATTTGTCTGCAAACATGACACGAATCGACATTGAAAAGTTGAGAGAGTATTTAAAACTTAGAAATAAAAAATGGATGTGAGGAGGGATTAAATGAGAGGTTTACTAGCATTATCAACAGCAGTAGTCGTATTCTTCATAGCTTTGATATTCACGAAAGACTTTATCCACTTATTTCTAATCTACTGGGTAGCCGTTTGTTTTAGCTACATGGCTTGGGACAGTTGGATTAATTATTTAAAGACAACAAAAAAGACTGAAACTTGTACCAGCAAGTAACAGTCGGTTAGCAAAATATATAAAACAAATATACACCTAAATAATGGAGGTAGTCAAATGTATTATCGAATAAATGACGAAAGTAAGAAGATAATTAATGTTCAAGGATTCCAATTCGTCTTACGTGTTAGAAAGATGACGCAATTTGAAGTAAATATATCTGTTGAAACGTTAGACAACGTATTTATAGATGAAATTTTAGTAGCTGATGAAGAACTAGGCGTAAACACTGCAAGAGAAATCTTAGAACAATCCGTATTCAAATGGATAGATGAGAACACCGATGAAGCAGATAGAGTAATGAGCGCTGTGATGAAATGGTAAAAAACAAGTCTATGCACAAGAAAGACTATTGCTACATCGTTCATAAGAATGTAGATCATTACGTTGACAATAGACCGACAGAACGAGCGCCTAAAGTCGAATATACAGATGATATGGAAACGGCACGTAAATTCTTTGAAGAAGATTTTGAAGTGTTAGAAATTGATTGGACTAAGCACGACAAAATTATATGTGAATCAACTCATATAAGAATACACAGAAGTGAGAGGGTTGAAGTAAATGAGTGAAGAACAAGACATTTTAACTCAACTAGGTGTTAAAGATATTAGTCAGCAGAATGCGAATAAGTTTTATAAGTTTGCTATATACGGAAAGTTTGGAACCGGAAAAACTACTTTTCTAACTAAAGATAACAACGCACTTGTACTTGATATCAATGAAGATGGCACGACAGTTTCAGAAGATGGTGCAGTAGTGGCGGTTAAGAATTATAAACATTTCTCTTATGTAATAAGAATGATTCCACAGATATTAGAACAGCTTAGAAATAATGGTAAGAAAATTGATGTAGTTGTTATTGAAACAATACAAAAACTTAGAGATATAACAATGGACGATGTAATGGCTGGCAAGACACGTAAAGCCACATTCAACGACTGGGGAGAAACAGCTACTCGAATAGTAAGTATGTATAGATACATTTCTAAGCTACAAGAACATTACCAATTTCATTTAGCTATTAGTGGTCATGAAGGTATCAATAAGGACAAAGATGATGAGGGTGGAACAATTAATCCTACTATTACTATTGAAGCACAAGAGCAGATTAAAAAGGCTGTAGTAAGCCAATCAGATGTACTAGCAAGAATGACTATAGAAGAAACCGAACAAGATGGTCAAAAGCAATTTGATTATGTACTGAATGCAGAACCATCAAGTTTATATGAAACGAAAATTAGACATTCACAAAACGTGACAATAAGTGACAAACGATTTATTAATCCAAGTATTAAAGATGTAGTGGAGGCCATTAAGAATGGAAATTAATGAAATCTTAGCCGAAAACATTAGAGTGTTGATGGCTAAAAAAAACAAAAACATTACTGATGTATGGAGAGAAACAAGTATTGCTAGAAGTACATTGACGGATTTATGTAAGGCGAATACTAAACAGATTTCATTTAAAACATTGCAAGAACTATCAAATCATTTCCAAATTGAAACTTATAAATTACTGAAAAAGGACGGTATATAAATTATGAATATTACAGGACAAGCGAAACACATTAAAGAAACTAATCAAGATGCATTTTTAAAGGGTGGAGACTTCTTAGGCGCTGGAGAATTCACAGTTAAAGTTAAAGATGTTGTATTCAATGATAGTCAAAACAGATATTTCACAGTTGTATTTGAAAATGCTGAAGGTAAGCAATATAAACATAATCAATTTGTACCACCATTCCAACAAGACTTCCAAGAAAAACAATATGTAGAGTTCTTAAGTAGATTGGGCGTCAAATTAAACTTACCAGACTTATCATTTAACACAGATGAATTAATTAATAAGGCAGGAACTATCGTTTTAAAACATAAATTAAATGAAGATCAAGGCAAATACTTTGTAAGACTTTCATTCGTAAAAGTTTGGAATAAAGGCGATGAAGTAGTTAATAAACCAGTACCTAAAACTGATGAAATGAAACGTGAAGAACAACAAGCTAACGGACAAGGACAACAAAAAGAGTCATTAAGTGACCAAAGTAATCCGTTCGCAAATGCTAATGGTCCTATTGATATAAATGATGATGACCTTCCATTCTAGGATGTGATTAAATGCAACAAATTACTAGATACCAATTGGATAGCGACGGTTCATATTCCGTCGTTGCCACTGGTGTTGAATTAGAAACCAGTCACATAGAACTTATAGATAACGGTTATAGCTTAAACGCTGATGTAACTGTACCCGACAATAAATTGATTTCAATTGACCAACGTAAAAAGATATTTGCGATGTGTAGAGATATTGAGTTGCACTGGGGAGAACCAGTAGAAGCACTGAGACAAAGATTTCAAAGTGAATTAGAAATCATGAATGGATACGAACGTATTAGTTTACGTGATTGTACTAGGAAAATAGCTGGTGAATTAATCGAACTTATCATAACTTTCATATTCCACAACCAAATACCAATGAGAGTTGAAACGAGCAAACTATTACAAGGTGATAAAGCAATGTTGTATTGGGCCACGGTAAACAGAAACTGTGTAATATGCGGTGAACAGAAAGCAGACCTTGCACATTATGAAACAGTCGGACGTGGAATGAATCGTAAAACAATGGATCATCACGGTAAACATGTTCTTGCATTATGCAGGCGCCACCACAATCAACAGCACGCTATAGGCATTAAATCATTCGATGATTTATATCACTTACACAATAGTTGGATATCAGTAGATGACAAGCTAAACAGTATTTTACGAGGTGAGAAACAATGAGGATGCCTAGAATGATTAAACCAATAGACAGAAAATCTATAGGATATAGAATCGCATCGCTTAGAGCGAGTGATGATTGGTCACAAGAAGAATTTGCAAATATGTTCGAGGCAAATAAAAGTATTGTAAGCAAATGGGAAAGAAGTATTCATTTACCTAGTATGGACAGGTTGAGACAAATGGAACAAATATTCAATGTAACACTTAAATGGTTGTTATACGGAGAAGGTGAGAAGAATGGCAACATTTAGAGTTTATAAAGAGTCTGGAAACTTTGTAATGGTTCATAAAGACTTTATACACGATAGTAATTTAAGTTGGAAGGCAAAAGGCATATTACTTTATCTACTGAGCAGACCAGACGACTGGCAAATATATGAAACTGAATTAGAAAAACATTCTAGTGATGGACTCAGTGGAATAAAGAGTGGAATCAAAGAATTAGAAGAAATTGGCTACATTCAACGCAATAGAAAACGTGATGAAAACGGTAGACTAAATGGCTATGAATACTTGGTATACGAGCAACCTAACCACATTCGATTTTCCAACGTTGGAAAAACCGTTAACGGTAAAACCAACAATGGGAAAACCGTTAATGGAGAATCGCATACTACTAATAATAATAGAACTAATAATGATTTAATTAATAATAATAAAACTAATAATGATAGTAATACTAGCGCAACTGACGTTACGCGTGAACGTTTTGAGAATTGGTGGAAACTTTATGATAAAAAGCTAGACAAGAAAAAAGCATTTAGCTTATTTAAATCATCGCTTAAAAAACATAGTTACGAAGAAATTATGAATGGTACTAGAGATTATCTCAAAACCATTACTAACAAACAGTATCAGAAATATCCTAAAACATTCTTAGGACAAGAAAGTTATATGAACGACTTTACAGAAGAAGTAAAACCTACAGGACAGAATCAATTAGAAAGAATGAAACATGATCCTAGCTATTGGGATTAGGAGGGATTAAATGGAACGGATGTTAAATCCTAGAATAACTGAAACATTAAAGGAATATGAAGCTACTGAAATAGAAAAAAGACTGTACTGTAAAAAGTGTGATAACAAATATGATTTACACAAATTCAAAAATGGTTATGAATACCGTGATGGTTGTGAGTGTAGCATGATTGCAGCGGGCAAAGAAGCAGAAAGAAAACGTAAACAAAAAGCAGTTAATCGTATATTTAGTCAATCTAATGTAAATCACTCACTTAAAGATGTAACAGTAAATAATTATCAACCACAAAATCAAACACAAGAAGACGCTAAGCAGACAGCTATAGAGTACGTTAAAACATTTTCTATAGATGAATCTAAGAGTTTAATACTACAAGGCTCATATGGTACTGGAAAATCCCATTTAGCTTATGCCATAGCAAAAGCAATTAAAGCACAAGGTTATTCTGTAGCATTTATGCACATACCAATGTTAATGGACCGTATCAAAGCTACTTACAACAAAAATTCAGTAGAAACGACAGATGGACTCGTTAAGTTACTAAGTAATATAGATTTACTTGTATTAGACGATATAGGTGTAGAAAACACTGAACATACATTAAATAAACTATTCAGCATTGTAGATAACAGAGTAGGTAAAAATAATATATTTACTACTAACTTCAGCGATAAAGAATTAAATCAAAATATGAATTGGCAACGAATCAATTCAAGAATGAAACATAATTCAAGACAAGTGAGAGTTCTTGGTGATGATTACAGGGAGAGAGACGCATGGTAACAATTGATGAAATAAAACAAAACCTTGAATGTTCTGATGTGTACATTCAGAAAATGATTGAGTGGGCAAATGGAGACGAAAATAAGTTAGAGAGCTTATACTACTTCAAGCTTGCTGAACGTCAAATACGACCTGCTATTCAAGAGGTGAGGTAATTGGGGTTAAGCACTGAATATGATTTGAAAGATAGTACGGGTAAAGTGGTTGGTTCTGTTATACCACTTAACAATAAAACGAATAGGTTATTTGGATTGTATAAACGATATGGATTAGATGAATTCATCGTTACAGATAACAGGTTAGAAAAAATAAAGAAACATTTCAATTTAACTAGAATAGATCAAACAAGTATATTTGATTTCATACAGGAGTGAGGACATGGAAACAATCGAGTTAAAAGTTGATGCGCCTATGTCATCACCTAGACCACGATTTAGGAACACTGGCAAGTTTGTACAGACATACATGCCTAAGAAGTATACAGACCATAAAAAAGACTTACAGTGGCAAATGCCAATGTTAATGATAGATGAACCAATCAAACTAACAATAGAGTTTCACTTCCCATTGTTGAAGTCATGGAGTAAGAAGAAACATGTGGCGATGGTTGGACAGTATAAACGTACGAAACCAGATATAGATAACTTAATCAAAACAGTGTTAGATGCTGCTAATGGTCACTTATGGAATGACGATAATCAAATAGTAGAGATTACAAGCTTTAAGAAGTATGCAGAAGAACCAAAGATAATCATGCATTTAGATATAGAAGGTGATCCCGATGAATGAAGAAACAATCAAGATTAGATACAACGTGACATACGAGAAGTCGTTAAAAGTTCTAGCACATGCTAATCATGAGGATTGTCAGATAGAGGAACAGATCTACTATGAAATGCCGACTAAAGAAGATGAATATACAGATGCAAAAGTGATTAGATTTGAAGAACCGACAATTATAGATAGAGGATTCTAGGAGGACATAACGATGATAACAATACATGTATTTGGTAAAGATTACGACATATTAGGAGAAAATTTAAAATGCGTTGAGAGATACGGATTAAATCACACTACTTTGAGAAATCGATTAACTAAAGGTTGGACATTGCATGAAGCTTGTCAAGTTCCGAAGGGTGGTAGATTAGATGATTTCAGAACTGAACAAAAATTGAAAGCTATTAATTATGATACTGATTTAGGTAGAGAAAAATATTCGGAAGAGAAACATAGAAATGATAGACCTTGGCTTTATGATGGAACCCCACAAAAACACAATAGAGGGAAGTGGTGCAAGTATTTAATGAATACAAGTATATTTCCGAAAGTGGTGAAGTAGATGAAGATTAGAGAATTAGATCCTAACAAAGCACAATACATTATTGTACATGACTTAGGTAAAAGTGAATATAGCTATGGTATGAGAGTGATAGGTAAAGTGATTGAATTACGTTACAACTTCGACAAAGAGATTGAGAGTGCAATTATAGAATCTATACCTGAACATCAATATGAAATTACAGAAGATAACAATTTTGAACTATGGAAAGATTACATTGCTAATAAGACTGAACGTGTTAAGAGGTGAACAGTATGGGGCAGAAACAACTTTATGAATACGTGATATACAAGGGTGATGAAATTATATGTGCTGGCACACGTAAAGAATGTGCCGAGAAGCTAGAGGTTAGTGAACAGACAGTTGGTTTCTTATCTTCTGGTGTAAATAAGAGACGTGCAGCGAATAGTAACAGACCGAATAGCATTAGGTTAATAGCAGAGAAAGTATTGATATCTGAGATAGAGAAAGAGCTAGCGATATGATCCTATCAGATACTATAAAAGTTAAATATAAATTAAATACATGTGGGCTACAGACACATGAAATTGCAAAGTTACTACGTGATAAAGGTGTTAAAGGATTCGTAATATCTTCGAATGGTAGAAATGTAATCGTAGCAGTACCACGTGAGGATATAAAACGGAACAGGAAGATAATGGAGGATTTGCGCATATGAAACAATTCACAGTTTGGCTAGCAGTCGTAATCATACTGACAATCGTGCTATTGATAATGTGGACAACTATGTAAGGGAGTGGTGAGGGTGAAGAAGAAATTTACAATTGAAGTTGAAATGAAAGAAAGATGGATTGATTGTTTTATGTCGATGTTAAATAAAATGGAACACCTCGGTAATTTAGGAGCTTCCAGAGATGTTTCTATCTACTCAGATGGTGATGGAGATTTTCGACCTAAATTTAAAGCAGATGTAGATTGGGAAAAAGTAGAATCTGATATAGAAGATAACCATTATGATGCGGGGTAGTATGAACGTATTTTAAATCAATAAGGAGTGATGGCGAGTGAGTTATAAATATGTAGACTTCGGAGAACAACGTGATTACAAAGCAGAACGAGATACATTGAAAGATGATGTTTTAGCTTGGGCAGTTACTTGCAATAATTTAGAACAAGAAAATAAAAAGCTAAAAGCAGAACGTGACAAATTCGAAAAAATGCTCAATAAAGAATGCGAATGTGGCTATAAATTGGAAGGTCAATTGCATGATATGACAAAACAACGAGATACTTTAAGCGACGATCTATCTTGGTATAAAGCAAAGGTTAGTAGGTTGGAAGAAAATAACGATAGGTTGACAGATGGTGTAAAGACTTTGGAAATTGAGAACGCTAATAAATTGACACTCAATTGGGAATTAAAAGGATATGCGGACATGTACAAGGGAGACAGTGATGAATATAAAACCCTTCTATCCGAATTCTCCCAACACATCGGCAACAAACCATCGAGCAGCACGTATAAGTATTTTAGAGCGAAGTTGGACGCATTGGAAATTAAGGAGGACGAGTAAATGTATTCTTTATTAGAACTTGAAAATGTATATGCCAGCCTCAAAGAAGGAATGAGTAAATTTCACGATTTTAAATTCGATACTTTACTGATAGTTGCAACGATAACATTAGGAACTAATCATATTTGTAAAGCTATAAAAAATACTGAATGTAACAATGATTCCACAATAAAATATATAGATAGATTAGATGATGACAACATCATGGGATGTACATTGATGAGAAAAGAGGAAAAAGCTAAATCGGTTTATTAACCGAAAATAGCTGAAATGAAAGGTGCAAGATAAGCCATGAAGCATAATATTGTAAATAACACATAAATAAATCCCTTAATTTCGTCACTCATAGATTCAACCCCTTTTATAGAATCAAGAAAGTAATTTTAAAATAGTCCAGCAATGAAGTCAATAATATTATAAAAACGAAAATCAGGGAGGACAAATAACATGAATGAACTAATCAAATTGGTAGAACAATGGAGTATAGGTAAAAACTTACACAAAGGTAATTCAGATAGACAAGCATTGAAATTCTATGAAGAGGCTGGCGAAGTTGGTGCAGCATTATCACGTAACAAGATGGATGATCTAAAAGACGGTATAGGCGATACAGTCGTAACTTTAATTATATTGGCACAACAACATGGAATGACATTAGAGGAGTGTTTACAGTACGCGTATGACGAAATCAAAGGAAGAAAAGGAAAGACAATCAATGGAACGTTCATCAAAGAATCAGACTTGTAAAGATATAGACATATTACAAAAAGTTAAAGAGGTGTTACAGCGTGACTAATTATTTAATCCGACACATAACCGACTCTACAGGTCATCCGTTTGTAGAAGTTATTAAGCCACGTGAGAATGAGTGTTACGAGATTGTGAGTGCAGATAGTAAGGAAGAAGCTGAAAAGGTAGCTAAAAAACGTTAAGGAGGTTGGTTTGTAATGATAACTGCAATGATAAGTATTTACGCGATAAGTTTTCTGTTTCTTTTGCATCCAGTTATAGATGGATTTCTTTTAAAGAAAGAACGCAATAAACAAATCAAAGTGTATGTAGATGAAACAAACAAAATAGCTTTTATTGCACCTCAGAAGAAAGCAAGCCAAGAAGATATAGAAGAAATATATCAAAGTATAATATATTCCTATGATGAAGTCATTATGGTGTCACAGGATGTCATTTTTAAAGGAGCGTATCGTAAAGAATGAAAGCATTGGAATTGAGCAGGTTAGACCGTAAAAAACTAGAGGACTATATAGAGAATTTTGAGCAATATAAGAGAGAGCTTAAATTCACTGAGTACCTCATATTAGAAAACCATGAGCCTGAGAATTTAGAGGGCGGACAAAGTAACATGATAGGCAGACCTGTCGAGAATGAAGTTATTAAGAAGAATGAGGATAAGAAGTACAGACACCTCAGAGACGTAGTACATGGCGTGCAGGCTTTGTATAATAACTCAGATAGTGAAACTCAAGAGCTTATACGTTTAAGATATTGGGATTGTAAGCTCGAGTTGAGCAAATGGGAAGATTTAGCGGAATACTTCCATGTATCAGACAGAGCAATATACAGAAAAAGAGCTTTTATACTCGACCAATTAGCGAAAAACATCGGTTTTGTTTAAAGTTGGCAGTTTACCCCTCTTTAACTGCACTAAAAAAAGCCTTATTATGATATTATGTTCTTGTTTGGACAGCAAGAGCTACTCCTTTGGTATTTAGTGTTATTAGTTTCAAGTTGTTTACTGGTACTGAACGACCTTTACTAATTCTTTAGTCAAAAAGATTCAACCTTTCGTAATTTTTGCATGGTTACAAACATATTTCTCCTTTAGGTCGGCTGAGAGCAAACTCAGTCGGCTATTTTTATGATAAAATATTAATCAAAATAAAAATGGGGGATTGTTATGGATAGATTAGATATTAACGAAGATTATTTTAAATTGTACGAAAACAGATTATATCACGTGTTTATTATCAATCCAGAGGAATATAGTCGCTTTTGTGGCAAAAAGTACGCTATTATCATAGAAAATAAAAATCAAATTATGTTTCCGTTAGACAAAGATGAAAATATTGAGAACCAAGTAGAATCTTATATTAAAAATTTTGATAAAGAATTAGAATATAAGCATTAATTAGAAATCTTTACCCAGCACCCATTCCCGTTGAGGTGCTATTTTTATACACAAATTTAACAAGCTATTAGCATAATGAGGTGGTAATATACGATGAAACTTACATTGAAACAGCAGAGATTAGTAGATGAATACATTAAAACAGGAAATGCTTATCAATCTGCAAAAAACGCAGGTTATAGTGATAGTTATGCAAAAGTAGATGTTCATAAAGCCCTAGTCAAACCTAGTTTGAAACAAGCTTTAGATAAGCGACTGGAAGAACATAGGAAAGCTACAATTGCAGACCAAGATGAGATACTTCAATATCTAACTTCTGTAATGCGTGGCGAAGTATCAGACCAAGAGTTGATACCTATACAAGTAGGACGTGGCGAAATGGAAGTAGAAGAAATAGAGAAACGTTCTGATACTACCGCAAGAACTAAAGCTGCTGAATTATTAGGCAAGCGACATACAATGTGGACGGATAAACAAGAGATCACACAGCGCAATATTGAATTAAACATAGGTGAGTATGATGACGACAGCGACAGTTAATCTGAACATACCTAAGCCAAGTGAAGTATTTAACCGAAACATATTTGAGGTGCTGACAGATTACAGTCATTTCACAGAGGTGCATTATGGTGGAGGATCGTCAGGCAAATCACATGGCGTTGTTCAAAAAGTGGTACTCAAAGCGCTGCAGGATTGGAAACACCCACGAAAGATATTGTGGCTCAGAAAAGTAGGTGCCACGATTGCAGACAGCTTATTTCAAGATGTGAAGAGTTGCCTTATAGACTTTAAGGTGTGGGACTTATGCGAATGGAACAAAACAGACAATAGAGTCATATTGCCTAATGGTGCAGTGTTCCTGTTTAAAGGCATGGATAACTCAGAGAAGATCAAATCAATCAAAGGTATTAGTGACGTTGTGATGGAAGAGGCATCAGAGTTTAACCTGAATGACTACACACAGCTCACATTACGTCTGAGAGAGCGTAAGCATTTAGATAAGCAAATATATCTAATGTTTAACCCTGTGAGTAAACTCAACTGGGTATACAAGTATTTCTTTGTGGGCGAGCCTCACAGCAACGCATTAATAAAACAATCAAGCTATAAAGATAATAAGTTTCTTGATGAAATGACTCGACAGAATTTAGAAAATTTGGCAAAGCGTAACCCTGCTTATTACAAAATATACGCATTAGGCGAATTTGCTACGCTCGATAAACTAGTGTTTCCTAAATACGATACACAGATATTGAATACAGAGCAGCTGAGTCATTTGCCGTCATACTTCGGGCTCGATTTTGGTTACATTAACGATCCTAGTGCCTTCATGCACGTCAAAATTGACAGCAAGAACAAGAAACTCTACATCATAGATGAATACGTCAAGACAGGCATGTTAAACGATGAGATTGCAAAGACAATCAAGCAGCTAGGCTATAAGAAAGAAGAAATCACAGCCGATAGCGCAGAACAGAAAAGTATTGCAGAGCTTAAAAAGCTAGGCATTGAGCGTGTGAGGCCTACTAAAAAAGGTAAAGGCTCGATTGTTCAAGGCATTCAGTTCTTGCAGCAATTCGACATCATAGTTGATGAACGCTGCTACAAGACGATTGAAGAGCTGAATAACTACACATGGAAAAAGGATAAGCAGACCGAAGAATATTATAACGAGCCTGTAGATACTTACAATCACTGTATAGATGCTCTCAGATATAGCGTAGAGCGTTTCTACAATGTAAAACCTGAGCGCAAGAGCAAAGCAGCGAAGAACGTACAGGCAATTAAAAGAATGGGCTTATAGGAGGTTAGGCAATGGCGACAGTGAATAATTACGAGCGTGACATAGATTATAAAAATCACAGAAATAAAGTTTTTAGACGTGATGCAAATGAGGTGTATACGTACGATGGAACAAGCGAAGAGCTGCAGCAAGATACTGACAGGCTGAGCGAGTTCATTAAGCATCATTTATCAGTACAGCGCCCAAGACTAGATATGCTTAACGACTATTATGAGGGACTCAACTTCAACTTAACGAGAAGTAATTACAGACGTGAGAATCATAAGGCTGATAACAGAGTATCGCATGATTACGCATCTTACATTACAGACTTTATAAACGGTTACTTTTTAGGAAATCCAATTCAGGTAGAAACGGACGATGAGAAAGTTGCCGAAGAGCTTGAGCACATGACAGACCTAAACGACCTAGACAGTCATAACAGGTCGATTGGCCTAGACTTGTCTATATTCGGTCGTGCCTATGAGTACATCATACGCAATCAAGATGATGAAATAAGAGTCTATAAATCAGATGCACGAAATACATTTCTTATATTCGATACAAGCATAGAGGAGAACAGCCTTGTAGCCATTCGTTACTGGTTAGAAGAGACGAACGAGCAGCAAGAGGATATTTACAATGTTGATGTGATCACACCTGACGCGACTTACTTCTATAGAGCTAACACGACAACAAACTTAAAGCTCATTGAACGTAAGCCAGCTGAAAGACATATGTTCGGACGTGTAACAATCACTGAGTTCAGGAACAACGAGAAACGCCGAGGCGACTTTGAACGTGTTGTACCGCTCATTGACCTATACGACAATGCACAAGTCGACACAGCAAACTATATGACTGATTTAAACGATGCAATGTTATTAGTCAAAGGTAATGTTGATTTAAGCGATGAAAATGTAGTGGATTTGCAAAAAGAGGCTAATATGTTACAACTAGAGCCGCCTGAATATGAAACAGATGATGGCAAGGTAACAGAGGGCAAAGTTGACGCTGGATATATCTACAAAGAGTATGACGTACAAGGTTCAGAGGCTTATAAAGATAGAATCAATGCTAATATTCATATGTTCACTAATACGCCTGATATGAGCGATGAGAAGTTCTCAGGACAACAATCAGGCGAGGCTATGAAATACAAGCTATTCGGGCTAGAGCAGCGTACAGCAATAAAAGAAGGGTTATTCAAAAAAGGTTTGAGACGCAGATATAAACTAATTGAAGAAATGCTAAAGCTAAACAGTGAATTAGAGCGCAATAAGACGTTACGTGATTTGTCATTTACATTTAATCGTAACTTGCCTAAGTCACTCAGTGAGAACATACAGGCAGTTAGCCAGTTAACTGGTTTAGTATCTGATGAAACGAAACTCAGCCTTTTATCCTTTGTTGATGACCCTAAAGCTGAACTTGAGCGTATGGAACAAGAAGAAGCAAGAGCAAGACAACAAGCAGACCAACAAGAATACGGTTCAGCCTTTGCTCAAGACGAAACAACGGAAGAGTGATATAGATGGCTAATAGTCAAGAGTATTGGCGCAAACGTGCTGAGGAGGCAATGAGGCAAGAGGCTAAATCAGATAGAGAAATCGCAAAAGAGATACAAAGCATTGTCGATGTGATGAATGATGAGATAAGCGACGCAATACACGCCTTTTACGCTAAGTACGCTAAAGCTGAAGGCTTAACGATTGAAGATGCAAAGAAGAAAATTGACCGTACAGACATACGTAAATTAGAAAATAAAGCGAAACAATATGTTAATAATAAAGATTTTAGCGATAAAGCCAATGCTGAACTTAAACAATATAACACTAAGATGTATGTAAGCCGTGAGCGCATGATACAAATGCAATTAGGCTTACTTGTTACTTATGCATACGCACAACTCGAAACTCAGATGTATAACTATATGGAAAGTGCCATATATCGAGAAATGCAACGACAGGCAGGTTTGATAGGAGCTACAGTTCAGATTACACAAGATAAGTTACAAGCTATTATCAACACACCATTTGAGGGCGTTGAGTGGAGCAAGCGTATATGGCGTGATATGGAGCATACACGTAAAACGGTTCAAAAAGCAGTTAGGCATAATTTGCTGAGAGGCAGGCACCCTAAAGAATTTGTATCTGAGATTAGAAAGCAATCTAATGCAACTAGCTATCAGGCTAAACGTCTACTCATCACAGAAACGGCTAGAGTGCAATCCGAAGCACAGCGATTAAGCTATATTGCTACTTTAGGCGAAGATGCTGAATATGAATTTAAGGCATTTCTCGATGATAGAACAACGCAAATTTGCCGTAAGCATAATAAGAACGTATACAAAGTGTCAGATATGCAAGCAGGCGTTAACGCACCACCTATGCACCCCAATTGTAGAAGTTTTACAGTGCCGCATGTAGGAGATTGGCGTGACACATTTTTCAAAAAACGTGAAGGCAAATATAGCTTTGACGGTATAGATATAGAGGTGGAGTAAATGAAAGCTATTGAATGTTTACGCTCGATTGCTGAGAGCCTATATGGCATACACAAAGAGTTGATAAAACTTAATCAATCGCACCCGAGCAAACAAGCACAAAAAGAAAATAAACCTAAAGAGTTAGATCCTAAAGATTTTGCATAGGCTACTTCCCAATTGTTGGGAGGTGGCTATTTTTTATGACCTGAGCAAGTCACTAAAAGGCTCTAAATTACTGTACGGGCTTATACGAACTAAACGCCACACAGGATGCTATTGACTGACTGGGCTTAATTGACTGGTCGGGCATACAGCAGATTGTGTGGTTAAGGTAAACGGCAAGACTGGACGGGAGGACAAATTAAATGAATAAAAAACTTAAATTAAACTTACAGCATTTTGCTGAAGATGAAAACTCAGACCAACTACAGCAACAGGGTACTGAGGAAGATGAGCAACAAAGTGATGAGGGGAAATTCTCTCAATCAGAACTAGATTCTCAAATCAGTAAAGCTGTTGAGAAAGCAATTCAGAAAAAAGAACAGAAACATCAACAAGAGTTAGAAGATGCAAAAGCTGAGGCACGCAAAGAGGCTGAAAGTTATACAAAACTAACTGAAAAAGAGAAATATGAAAAAGAGCTTTCAGACCGTGAGCAACAAATTGCTGATAAAGAGCGTGATTTAAACTTACGTGCTTTAAAATCAGACGTTGAAAACGATTTGAAAGAGCAAGACTTGCCTGCAGCATTTGCTGATACTTTAGTTTTATTGGAAGATAACGAAAAGATTAAAGAGGCAATTCAAGGCATCAAGCAACAGTTCGATGCTGCAGTACAGGCACAAGTCAAAGAAGTTACACGACAAAATACACCTGAAAGCAAAGGTTCAAGTGTAGCTAGTAAGAATACAGACTATAACTCAATTCAAGAAATGGCAAGAAATGCACGCGTAATTAAATCTAATTAAAATAAATTAAACATGGAGGCAATACATTATGGTACAAACTTTTAATCCTGACCACGTATTAATGCACGAACAACCTGACGGAACATTACTAAACCAATTTAACGCACCTATCTTACAAGAGGTATTACAAGACTCTAAAATTATGCAATTAGGTAAATTCCAAGATATGGGCGGAAATTCAGAGAAATCATTCTCTTTTTGGGCAGATAGACCTGGCGCTTACTGGGTAGGTGAAGGTGAAAAAATCCAAACTTCTAAACCTACACACGTTGAGGCTACAATGCGCTCTCACAAATTAGGTGTCATTCTTTTAGCATCTCGTGAATATTTAAATTACACGTATTCTAATTTCTTCGAGGCTATGAAGCCACAAATCGCTGAAGCATTCCGTAAGAAATTTGACGCTGCAGGCATTTTAGGCGTAGAAAATCCATTTGACCAATCAATCGACGCTTCAACAGTTGCCGCAGGAAATGTTGTAACTGGGGACATTGATTATAACAACCTAATCGCTTTACAGGATACGTTATTAGACGATGATGTTGAAGCTAACGGATTTATTTCTAAAACGCAAAATAAATCAGCATTACGTCAAGCTGTAGATGCAACGACAGGCGAAGCATTATATGATCGTCAAAGCAATACAATTGATGGTATTCAAGCTGTAGACTTGAAGAACGCAGATATGCCAAAAGGCACGTTGTATGCTGGTGACTTCGACCACTTATACTATGGCATTCCTTATAACATCAACTATGAAATCTCTACACAAGCGCAATTATCAACAATTCAAAATGCCGACGGTTCACCGGTTAATTTGTATGAACAAGAATTAATCGCAATTCGTGCAACTATGGACGTTGCTATGCTTATTACTAAAGATGACGCATTCGCTAAATTAGAACCAGCAGACGATTCAACTTCTGAAACAGTCTAATAGATAAGGAGGCTACAACATATGGAATTTCGATATAAAGTAGTCCGTCCATTTATTGATAAGCATTCAAAAAAACGTTACGAAATCGGGGACACTTACAAGTGTTCCCTTGAACGCTTTAAATCTTTATTCTTTAAAGACAATGCTTACAATGAGCAGTATATTGTGTTGGACGTACTCAATAATGCAAAGAAAGCTGATTTATTAGAAATTGCAGAAGCGCATAACATCAAAGTCACTGAGGATAATACAAAGGCTGAAATCCTAAAAGCATTGGAGGGGTAGCACATGGCACACCTTGAAAATGTAAAAACGCTATTATCCATTAAGGACACTGAACAAGATGAATTACTTAGTAAGATTATAAATAATACTAAAAAGCGTTTGCTTACGTTCCTTCCAGCAGATGAAACACAAGTACCTGCTAGGCTCAGTTTCATTATTGAAGAAGTAGCGGTCAAACGCTATAACCGTATAGGCGCAGAGGGCATGACTTCAGAGACGCTAGACGGGCACTCAACAAAGTTCAATGATGATGATTTTGCAGAGTTCCTAAGTTTTATTGAACGTTTGTACCCTCAAAATGGAGGCTCTTACAGTAAAGGTAAGGTGACGTTTTATTGAGATACGATAAACGTGTAGACCTATCCCTTGTTGGAGATAAGCAGTACAACCCTGATACAGGACAGACTGAAAGACCTGAAACGATCATTTACGAAAATTTACCTTGTCACAAGTCGCCACTGTCCCCACAAAGGACAGCTATTGCGTTTGGAGATGTAAAACGTGATGTCAGCATTATACGCCTGAGAGGGCAAATAAGCGATAAAATCAGTCACGCCTATATAGCTAATCGGAAATATGTTGTTGTTCGCCACACCTACTACAGACACGATACAGTGATGTATTTAGAAGAGGTCAACGATGGCAAAGGTTAAAGGTTTAGGCGCACTGATTAAAACATTAGATGATGCTGAGAATAGTATTGAAGGTGATGTTGATGAAATATTAAGAAGAAATTCAACCGAATTCAGTGCAGACACCAAAGCAGAGGCTGCACGGGTAATGACTAAAGGTTATTGGACAGGTAATCTTGCAAGGCTTATAGAAGCTACGAAAAAAGGCGAGTTGCAGTATGAAGTTACTTCAAATGCAGGGTATAGTGGCTTTCTTGAATACGGCACGCGTTTCATGGAGCCTGAGACATTCATGTTCCAAATGTATCAGAAATATGATAAGCAAATTCAAGCAGATATTAAACGACTATTAAACAGTTAGGAGGTTAGCAAGTGGCTAAGCAATCAATTAAATATGAGTTGTTCAATTATCTATTTAAGGCATTCAGCAAGTTAGAGGTTCCTGTTGTTAGGCAAATAGACCAATACACAGAATTAGGTTATTCATTTATTTCGATTGAAGAAGTACAAGACACAGTACAAGTCCAATCATTCGATAATTACGGCGGTAGTCCTACAGCACGTATTCATCTATGGAGTACAGCAGACAACCTACAAAAGCATGATAGGCTTTATATACAGATACAAGAAATACTCATGAGAACTGAACGGCTATCTTCCTATCGCGTTTCATTAGTCAATATTAATACAAATGATATAAGTGATGACACAGCAAATATAGAATTAAGGCACACGATCATCGATTCAGAATTTCAAACACTTTAAGCGCGCCTCATACAAGGTGTGCTTTTTTAATATTAAAAAACGGAGGTCATGAAATATGGCAATTAAACAAGGTACTGACGAACTGGCATTAGTTCGTAAATTAGGTGATGCAACTGAAGCATATAAAATTATGTGGATTACTGAATTAGAGCGTGAAACTGAACGTGACTCAGACCAAGAGGCAACGATTGACGGTACGGTTACATCAGGCGGAACGTTAGAGTCAACTGTAACAATTACGTCTTACATGGACGTTGAGGACGAGTTGAGCGACGAGATTGAGGACGCTGCTGAAGACGGCACAGAATACGAGTTATGGATACTTAATAAGAGAGTTCAAAACGAAGAAGGTAAATATAAAGCTGAGTACCGTCAAGGAAAATGGGCAAGTATTACACGTACCAATGAAGCTGACTCAATAGCAGAATTTGAATCAGAGTTTACAGTTAGGGGTAAGAAAGTTCGTGGATATGCAACACTTCCTACAGTAATTGAAGAAAATAAAGCAGCTTATGGTTTCCACGACACAACAGCTGATGACCCTGCAAGCACAACAAATACTGATGAAGGAAGTACATCAACTGACGGCAGTACTACAGAAACAGTCTAATAGCACAGGCGGGCGCATAGCCCGTCCTTTTATTTAATACAAAAACAAGTGAGGTAATTATATTATGGAAATTAAATTTAACGGTAAAGAGTACGAATTATCATTTGGCTTTAAATTCATGAATGACATTGACAAAAAACTAGGTATGGAAATGAATCAGTTAACTATGGGACAAGGAATCTCGATGTTAGTACCTAACTTACAAGAAGCAAACCCCGTAGCGATTGGACACACAATCCTAGCCGCAACTTCTCACCACAAGAAAGCCCCTAAAACAGATGAAGAAATTTCAGAAGTATTAGATCAAGTAGCAGAAGAGCAAGGTTATGAATCCTTTGCCGAAGACGTACTCAAGGAGTTGGGAAAGCGCTCTATGACCCAAAGCCTCGTACCGAAGGAATACAGACAAGCGAAGAAAGCAGCAGAGAAGAAATAGAAAAGCAGCCTAAACTCACTTATGACAAAATAATCATTCTTTGCATGAGTGAGTTAGGCATTTATGATTTGAAAGAAATTGAGATGATGACGCTTACTGAATTTAACTATCGGATGTATGCACGCGAATACGAACAACTCAAGGAAGAATACGACATTTATCGTCTAGCCTTTGCTATTCGTGACGCAAAAGCTGAACAGAAGAAAAAAGGCGGCAAAAAAGATGAAACTGAGTACAGGTTTGCGGGTGCAGACGACATCATTCATTACAAAGAGAATATTGAACGATTAGATAAAGGCGAGTCAGTACAAATGGGCGAATCTGAAAAAGAAGATTTAAAATCGTCTAGTGATTTACTGAAAGCCTTGAAATTAAGTAAAAATCAACATAAATCAAAGTAAAGGAGGGACTACATGGCAGACTATAAAATAAGTACAAGCATTGACGCTAAAACCTCCAAATTTCAAAAAGCATTTAATCGAGCTAAGCGTATTGCTGAACGGTTTAAAGGCGCAACTGAAAGTATGAAAGATACAGAAATTGACGCTAACACATCAAGTTTCAGGGCTAAGATGAAAGCAGCAAGAAAAGCTATGCGTTCTTTTAGCAGTATGGAGGCAACATCTGACTTAAATGTAAACAGTTCAGCAGCTATTGCTAAAATAGAACGTTTTAAAGCCATGTTGAAATCAATTCCGAATAAACACCGCACACGGCTTGATGTAGATGGGAACCCAGCAAGAAAAGCTATTAATGCAGTTCATAAAGCTATAAGCAATTTCGGTAATTCGCTAGATAAATTAGCAAATGATGTAAGAACGACTGGAACAGTTTTTAGCAGTATGTTTCGAGGAGTTATGCTATCTAGCGTTACTATGCTTGTGCCAGCTATTGCATCACTTGTGCCTGTATTAATGGCAGTTATGAACGCAGCAGCAGTTGTTGCAGGCGGTGCAGCAGGTATGGTTGGTGCATTTGCTACTGCTGGAGCGGGCGTTGTAGGTTTCGGAGCTATGGCAATGACTGCTTTAAATATGGTTAAAGATGGAACGTTAACAGTAACTGAAGAAGTTCAGAATTATCAAACAGCAGTTGAGAGTTTAAAATCAGCATGGCAAGGAGTAGTTAAACAAAACCAATCTGAAATATTTAACACTTTAGCTAATGCAGTAAATACAGCAAAAGTAGCACTTTCAGGATTAACTCCATTCTTAAATGGTGTAGCTCAAGGTATGGAAACTGCAAGCAATGCAACTTTGAACTGGGCTAAAAATTCACAAGTTGCTACGAGTTTCTTTGACATGATGGGCTCTACTGGTGTAAGTATTTTCAATAATATGCTAAGTGCAGCAGGGCAATTCGGTTCTGGGTTAATTGCTTTGATTACGCAACTTGCACACTTGACTGAGTGGGTTTCTCAAGGTTTTAGGAATATGGGAAAAGCCTTTAACCAATGGGCTACGAGTGTTGAAGGTAGTACAGCTATTCAGGATTTTACAAATTACGTTAAAACAAACCTCCCCCTTATTGGCGAGATATTCAGTTCAACATTTAAGGATATTTTTAATTTAATGAAAGCATTTGCGCCTAATTCGCAATTAATTTTCACATCGTTAGCTCAAATGGCTAACCGTTTTCAACAATGGAGCGCGACAATAGCTGAGTCTGACGGATTTCAACAATTCGTTGATTATGTACAAACAAATGGCCCTATTGTTCTAAGTGTTATAGGCAATATTATTAACATCATAGTTAATTTAGCAGTTGGAATGGCTCCACTTGCAGCAGCTGTTTTAAGAGTTGTAGATTCATTCACTCAATGGCTTGCAAAACTTACTGAATCGAATCAAGTTATGGCAATGATCATCGGCGTAGTTGCTACTTTATCAGGTATATTTATGGCACTAGCGCCTGCGATTCTTTTTGTGACTCGAACTGTCATTCCTTTAATAGGGCAGTTTATCAACTTTGCTAGACAGTCAGGGTTGCTTAGAGGTGCACTAACTGCTTTAAGAGGTGCTTTCACATTAGTTTCAACTAGCATGTTAGCCATTATTGGTGTAGTTGCATCTGTTGTCATGGCTATTGTTGAACTTTGGCAAACCAATGAACAATTTAGAAGTAACGTTATAGCCATTTGGAATAGTATAGGCACTATCATCTCCGCGGTAGGTACCGTGCTTATGGGCATATTCAACGGCATTGTTACAGTTTTAGGTGTATTAGCCCAAGCATTTATGCCAGTGATTGCTGGTATTACTCAAGTTGTTGCAGCAGTAGCAGGTTGGATAGCTTCTTTTATTGAGGCTAACCAATGGATACTAACAGTGATATCAGTAATCGGAACACTTGTAGGTATATTCTTTATGGTACAAGGCGCAATAGCCATAGTGTCAGGTGTCGTAAGTGTGCTAAGTGGCTTATTTGGTGTTTTAGCAAGTGCAGCAGGTGTAGTTGCAGGTGCACTGGGAGCTATTTCAGCACCCGTATGGATTGTAATAGGAGTGATAGCAGCACTCATTGCAATTGTTGTAATACTATATAATAAATTCGAGTGGTTCCGTAATATTGTTGACCCTATTATAGACGCTTTGAAAAAACTAGCCGAAGTTATTGTAAACGGATTAGGTAAAGCGTTAGATTGGTTAGGCGAGAAATTAGGCATTACGGGTAATAAAGCGAAAGAAACGGGAGATAAAATAGGTAACTCTCTTTCGTTAGGCACTCAAAAAGCTTCTACAGATTCTATAGCAAACACGACTTCAATGCAATCAGGTGTTACGAACAACATGAATTTAATGAAGAGTAACTCTATGAATGCTATGTCAGGCATGAGTTCAGGTGTATCAACAAACATGAATAGCATGAAAAATAGTGCTACAACAGCATCAAGCGGAATGAACAATAGTGTAACTCAAAATTTCGCAAAAATGCACTTGTCAGGTAATACAGAAACAAGCTCAATGAATTCATCTGTGACTAACAACCTAAATAGCATGAAGAACGGTTCTACAACAGCTGCTAGTGGCATGAGTGATAGCGTTACTAATAGTATGACTAGCATGAAGAATGGTACGAATAACGCAACAGCAGGCATGGACACAGAAACGATTAACAAATTTATGAACATGAACTCAGGAAGTACATCACAAACAGACTCTATGAACAGTTCGGTATCAAATGCTATGAATTCTATGAGTGATACTGCAAGTAGCAGTGTAGCAGGTATGGACTCAGATGTTAGTAGTAAGTTTCAAAATATGGCGGACAGCGCTAGTTCAGGTATGCGTCATATGGTGTCACGTATTGAGTCAGGAATGGCACAAGTAGAGTCAACAATGAGTTCAGGTTTATCAGGCGTATCTTCCAACTTTACTAATAGTATGAATGATCTACAAAGTACGACATCAAGTGCGATGTCAAGCATCACAAACACGGTATCATCTCAAATGTCTTCAATCCGTAGTGCATTTACTGAAGGCATTAACAGCATTAGTAGTGCGTGGCAGTCAGGTATGCAAAATGTGAGAAGCGTCACATCTAGTTCGATGAATCAAATTAGAAGTATTGCAAGCTCTACGATGAGCTCAACAGTAAGCGTGTTCAGAAGTGGCGGAAACCAAATTGTTTCGGTCGTTACTAGCTCTATGAATCAATCAGTTGCTCGTATGAGAGCAGCACAAGGTCAATTTACTTCAGCAGGTTCATTTGCAATGCAAGGTTTTATATCAGGTATGAACTCACAACGAGGTGCAGTAATGGCTACCGCTGGAAGTATCGCAAACGCAGCCGCGGCTAAAATAAGAAGTTCATTAGATATACATTCGCCATCACGTGTATTCAAGGATATCGGCTACTATACTATTGCAGGTATGCGTATAGGTATGGAGAAAGAAGGCAGAAATGTTGTAAGTGAAACTGCTCAACTTGCTCAAAGATTAACAAATAGTTTCAATCCTAACTTACAGGCTAAACCAGCAGTTAAAGGCATTAATCGCGAATTGAACAACTTATCTACACGTGGTCATGTAACGGCAAACCACACAACAACAGTTAAGGCTGAGCCTAGCACAATGAACTTACGTATACAGTTAGATACTGACGATGAAGTTCTAACAGCTAAAGTGAACGGCGTAAACGCACGTGACGGAGAAGTTCTATCATTCTAACAAGGAGGTGTGACCTATCGACCTAAAAATCACACGACAAAACGGTGAAACATTCACGCTAGGTGAGTACGGTGTGGACGTCACCGATATTGTGATTAGTGGTATTGAAATGGAGGAGGATTCTCGAGGCATACAAGGGCTTAACGGCTCTTTTGACATGGGGGCAACTTACAAGGGGCGCGATATTAGCGTTCCTTTTTCATTTCAAGGTCAGAATTTGGCATCATATCCACTATTCAGAGATTTAATATACAAACTAACAACTAAAACTGAGCCTTTTTACATTCAAGAAATGCGCAGGCCGCAAGTAGCAGGCTATACATTCAAAGATACAAAAGACTCAAACGCAATAACAACAGATCAGTACGGCAGAGATACGGTATTCGATGAAACACAATCAGAGAATGAAGTTAGTACAGGCAAACGTTATCTTGTAAGACTTTCAAGCGCTACTGAGATAGAGCAGAATAAACACAATGCTAAAGGCAAAGGCGAGCTCACGTTTCATACGACTGAATTGCCCTTTGCTGAAAGTGTTGGGACGTCAACAGATTTAGAGCGTGACGGTTTGCATTATACAGAAAACCCTATTTGGTCGTACGGCATGGGGCTCAGCCGAGACCCTGCTACAAGGCAGTATTCATTTGATGTGAACACAGCAACATCATTCGATGTGTACAACTTCGGCGATGTGCCGATTGACCAATTCAACCAACATTTAATTTTAAGGCTCACTTTTAATCAGGAATTAAACAGCATTATCAACTTTGGCTTTAACGGCCTTAATATTGAGATTGACGGTGCTGCAGCAAACATCGGAGTTGGGGACGTCATCACTTATGAAGTTGGCGGATATTTCAATAATGGATTAAGTATTCTAAATGCTACAAATTACCAACAACCCGCGCTGGACGTGGGTTTAAATAAATTAATGTTTGACGGCACTTATGACCTGACTATTGAGGTCGAGTGTCGTTTTTACTACTTATAGGAGGTCATGACAGTATGGCAAGAAAAGAAATAACAACGCCTTTAGACCTTAACAATATGGATAATCATAACGGAAATTATGACGAGCTGTACAGGCTGATTGATGAAACTGACAGACGTATAAGCGAGGACATGTGGGAAGAAATCAAAGACGCAAACACGATGACGATGCTTGAGCCTTTACAGACAGCGAGCGAGTTGCCTACAGAGGCGCCTGACAAATCGCTTATCACAGTTATTGATGAGCAACGTGTTTATACTTACTTTCAAGATGAATGGCAACCATTCAATGAAATCGACCTCGACCCGTTCGAGCCTTTTAAAACTGAATTGCAGACAATGATAGACAATCACGAGGCGGCAGCTCTACAGTTATTAGAAGATATGCAGTCGTCAGCTAAAGAGTCGCTATCAGACATGGAAACGGAACATGACAACGCAGTCACTGAAATTACAGGTTTAACAAATGATTTCAACACTGACTTTCAAGCTAAAATGGACGCGTTCGCAAGTGATTACCAAACTAAATCAGACCAATTATTGGCAGATTACAATAGTTATTCAAGTCAGATTGATACGAACACGACAAACAGCTTGAGCGACATAGACACAGCTAAGAATAGTGCTTTAACTGAGTTAGAGAATTTTCAAAATACAGATACTTCTAATTGGCAGAAATATAAATTGACAGAAGATAATGGGGCAAGAAAAAGAGCGTCAGATATAGACCCTGTAGAATTAGATACAGGTTATTATCAAATATGGAATTCTTACAACATGCCTGTAACGACAGATGGCTCAGCAGCTTATTGGAACGTGGACGTCTTTTCGGCTCAAGAAACCAAACAAATACGAGCAACACTGAGTGGCGAAAATAGAGTCTTTCAAAAAAATATACACAAGGCAGAAGATTTAGGCTGGAAAGAGTTATCCTCTGACGATTCAGGTTGGATACCTTTTGATTTGATTAATGGTGCAGTTGGAGATACGGCATTTAAAGCTAGTGGCGATAATGGTTTTAACTGTGCTTATAGAATAATCGAAAAAGATGGTGTTTCTGAAAAAAAATTAAGGATAAATGCAAAAAACGTTTCGCACAGACAAGTTATCGCCCAACTGCCTGACGGTTTTGCTAAGAACTTACAATACCATTTTGTAAGAGTTCCAGTAGATTTAGGTTTAACTGGAATGATTGGCGTTTATCCAAACGGAAAAATTTACATTTATGTAAATGCTGATAAACAGACTGAATGGGAGTCTCGTAGTGGAGATGACGTTTATTTCTACGGCGAAGTTAACTGGATAGATTAAGGAGGTGTTTTATTGGATTTTAAACAAGTGTTTTTATATAACGGAGTCCCTTATCTTGCGTTTAGTGATAGGGAGGGCAGCTACCTATACCCGACTGAAAATTGGACAGAAACTCCTCCACCAGAGGGTATATACATGCCTTTCTATTTCGACGGTAATGAGTGGAATGGCTCGACTAGAGAAGAATGGGAAAAACACAGAAAAGAAGAAATTGAAGAATCAAATTACAGTTAAGAGGTGCATTACATGGCTTTAATATTTAAAGACCTAGACGGGAACGCCTACCCTGTAGAGACAGTGGCCACGAACACAAAACGAATGAATAGCGACGGGATGCTGACATTCAACGTTATCGAGAACGACCAAACAGCACATTTTGTTAACGACATTTCTAAACTATGGCGTGTAGAGAACGTCACAGGCAATCCTGACGATATGGTTTATGTTGTCGTTATTGCAAATAGAAAAACATATAAAGACAAACAGGTCGTGCAAATAACAGCTAAAGAGGCACAGTTCGACTATTTAGAAACACACAGAGTGTATAAGAACGTCACAGGGAGTCGTACAGGCGTTGACTTCTTAAACCTGATATTTGATAACACCCCTTATAGTTATGTGCTGCTTGAGGGCGTGTATGCGAAAGAGTGGGAAAATGCAGGCGATGGGCAAAGTAAATTTGAAATGTTCCTCAATTGGTTAGACCGTTATGGCTTTGAGTTTCAGTATGTAGCATCTTCAAAAACATTCAGGCTGGGCAAACGCATTTCGCGTCGTCCAGCTTATTACATTTCTAAGAAACTCAGCGCAAACGATATAAGTTTTGAAGAGGACGCAACAAACTTCTATACCTATGTTCAAGGCTATTTCGATTATGACGGCTCTGACAATATTCATGCAGCTAACTATAAGCTGGAATACCCTCAAGGCAAAACGAGCCCAATGATAGAGCTGTTCGGTATCAGAGAGGCGCCACCTGTTACAGATGGCCGAGTTACCGATGAGGCACTCATGGACGACATGATGAGGCAACAAGTTGAGCAGTCATTGAAAATGAGTATTGAGCTTGATTTCGTAACGCTCGGCAAAAATTATCCTTTTGCTCAACCTGAGCTAGGCGACGAGATACCTGTCATAGATGACACAATCGACTTTAATAGATTGCTGAGAATACAAGAGATTAATACAACACGAGACGCTCATCATAAAGTCACTAAGCAAACTATTGTAGTCGGCGACCCTAAACGCGAGACGAGATACAAGCAAGCACAATCGGGCGTTATATCTAACATGAATGATTTACTTACAGGACGCGCGAAAATAAAAGAATCAGTGCTGCCTGCAGCAATCAAAGAGTCAACTCAAATGTTAATGGACACAGCGAGTGAGCTATCATTCAGTGAACAAGGTATCATGGCCGTTGATAAAGACAACCCTAACTATGTGACGCTGCTCAACTCAAGCGGTTTAGGTGTCAGTAAAGATGGCGGGCAAACGTTCCACAACGCGATCACACGCGGTCAGATAAATGCTGATTTGATAACAGCAGGCTCAATTAATGCGGATTACATTAGAAGTGGATCGATAAACGCTGATTTAATTACAACTGGTTCGTTGAACGCTGACTTGATTACCACAGGCTCTTTAAACGCGGATTACATCAGAGGTGGAACGTTAGACGCAAACCTTGTGAATGTGGTTGGGGGCGATGGCGACAAGTACATCACTATGAAAAATGATGAAATATCTCTATATGGTACTTATACAAGAACTTTCAGAGGTGTGACTGAAACCGACAGTACCTTTACGCGTTTTAAACATGGTTATTTAAGGTTCAGGAATAACAATAAAGACAGGTCTCTCTATTATTCTGATTTTGGTATATCTACTTATCTTGATGGAGAGGGGCCAGATGGAGAAGAAACATCAGGAACTCTAGTGTTTTTCGATTATTATTACGATTCTAACGCTAGAGGTACAACTTTATATAGTACGCATGGCAATGTAGCTCTAAAATCATTTGATAATGGAATTGTTTTAGATAGTAACAAAAACATGTATCTAGGTACAGGTTCAGATGGTGTTGTAAAAGTAGTTTCTGAAGTTAACGGAGATAAGACGCAGACTGAATACAAACCTATTCTTGCAAGTGCTTTCCAGTATGGCTCTAGTGAGAGATTTAAACAAAACATAGTGTCGTGGGAAACTAATGCTACTGAAATCATTAAAAAACTAAAAATTTATGAATACAACCTTAAAGGGGAAATTAATGATGGTATTTCTCAAAAACATCATGGTGTGATTGTAGAACGCGAAACACCTGATTTCTTCATAGGGGCTGAAGGTGAGAGTGTAAATAGCTATGAAATGATTTCCACCCTTTTAAAATCTAACCAAGAATTAAACACAAGACTAGAAAAACTGGAGGCAGTTATAAATGACAAATAACCAAGAAGATATTGAAAAAGCAGTTTTACAAAGACGATTATTTGAAGAAGTGCAACGTTCTGTTCAGCTGCAAACTGAGCTTGAGGCAACAGCTAGAGAACTAGAGGCATACAAAACACAACAAGACTATAACGACGAATAGTAGGCGGAGGTTCAATGTTGAATGAAAATGAATTAGCGACATGGTTTATTTTCTCTGTCTTGCCTATTGCCTTAGCGATAGCAACTTTTGCATGGAAAATAAACAAAGATAAGAAGAATAATGAAAATAGAATCACTAAAATAGAGGCAAACGTTTCAAATAATAAAAATGATGTTAAAGAGGTTAAGGACGAACTAAGGCAGCAACGAGAAGAAATTAAAATGATTCTTCAAATCAGTTCAAAAATTGATACTTTAACTACTCGTTTTGAAAACTTTGAAAATAGATTTTATGACAATAGAGATAACAACTAAGTCGGCACACAGTGTCGGCTTTTTATTTTAAATTAATGGAGGGTTTTATAAATGGAACAAATTATCGCATTTGCTGGTGTGATTTCAGTTATCACAGTTGCATTAGTACAAGTATTGAAGAAGTTGAATATAACGCCTAAAAACTGGTTGCCCGTTGCAGGTATGATCATTGGCGTAATTATCGGAGGCGTATCTTTATTTATTCCTGAAATCATTACAGAGTTATCACTCGGCGGTCGTTTATTGGCAGGTCTAATCAGTGGCTTAATGGCTACAGGATTATGGGAAACATTCAAAAATCGCGAGGGCAAAAACGTTAATAAATTAGGTGCAGGCAGCGAGTCAAAAGCGCTTAAGAAATAGGAGGTTAAAAGATGAAAAAACAAGATGCAGTAAACTGGGCAGTTAAACAGATAGGTAAGTCGATAGACGCAGATGGCTCACACGGCGCACAATGTATGGACGAAATCATTGCTTTTTGTAAAGAACATTTTGATTGGCACCCTACAGGGGACGCGATCGATTTAAGCACGCAGGATTTACCTGACGGATTCCAACGCATCAAAAATACAGATGAGTTCATACCTCAACAAGGTGACATAGGCATTATGGACAGTGGCGAATACGGGCATACGAATATCATTGTAGCTGCTAACCAACACTACTATGACAGTATTGATCAAAACTGGTACAACGCATCAGATAAGGGCAGCCCTGCAGCATTTGTTCAAAACCATGACTATGATGAGTTTTGGGGCATCATTCGCCCACCTTACGAGGACGCAGAGCAAGGTGTATCAACTGAGTCAACTAAGCTACAGGTCATCAATGATAATATCAACTACACGATGAACAAGCGTGTAGGCTTAATTGATGGTGTGGTTATTCACAACACAGCAGGTAGCAGAACAGCTGTACAAGATTATAACGCTTTAAGCAATGCATCTATATCACGCTATGAGGCAGGCGTGGCGCATTATTATATTGACCGTTTCACGATTTGGCGTGCCATTGATACATTCCGTATTGCATGGCATGTCGCAGACACATACGGCAATGGCCACTATTTAGGCTATGAGGTTAATGAATCAATGAGTGCAAGCAATAAAGATTTCATGATGAACGAGCAGGCAACGTTCAAACAAGCTGCAATTGATATGATGTATTACGGTATTGAGCCGAACACCAAAACGGTTAAGCTGCACAATCAGTTTGTTGCAACAGCTTGCCCTCACAGAAGTATGGCATTGCATGTTAATTTCGACCCGATTAAGCAAGGCGCACCATCGAAAGCGAAACAACGAGAAATACAGGACTATTTCATCAAAGAGATTAAGAAATACTATAACAACCCAACGTTAATCATTGGCGTGCCTGACAACATACCAAACACGGTAACAACTCCGACTAATGTAGAAATGAAAGCGCCTGTACAGTCTAAAGGTAAAAAAGCCGGTAATAAATGGCGCAGAAATGAACATGGTATTTTGTGGAAATCTGAAAAAGCTACATTTACAGCATCAACAGATATTTACACGAGATACTATGGACCGTGGACAGGTTGGCCAGTTGCAGGCCAATTACATTTCGGGCAATCTATCAATTATGATGAAGTGTACGACTATGACGGCTATATTTGGTTAGCGTGGACTGTAAGCAGTGGCGATAGAGTCTACATGCCTATAGGCTACAGTAACGGGCAAGGTCAACGTGTAGGTGCCGCATGGGGAGATTTTAGTTAAAGGGTTTGCATAACAAATAAGATATGCTACCACGGTTTTTAGGGTATGAATTAAATATAGTCATACGCACACACTTTACGGGGTGTCTTTTTTTACTTTCAATATATAAAATAAATGTTAGTATATAAATTAGGTTAAAAATTAAAAAATAACCTTGTGTATGTATTCTTACAACGGGGCAGACATTTAGTTGCTTGCCCTGATTTTTTATGAATAAAATTTCCAGTGTATTTTATATAATAAAAGGTATTAGTAATCATAGAGTGTTGTGACCCAACACTTCTTACTAATATAGTTTTAGTGACGTCACTTTTGTCCAAGTGGCGTTTTTATTATTTTTGAGCCGCAAAATTTCAATATAATTCACTTTAAATTACACGTTTTTTTACTGTATATTATATTTTTAAGCTTACTATTAAGTTACATTTAACTCTTACATTTGCATTTTTTTAGCAGCGCTACGGCGCTGCTTTTTTAATTATTAAAAACATTATGATATTACAGTGGTGTATGTTTACATGAATATGAAATTTTTTATTGAATTATATATAAAAGACAACCGCTCCTTCGAGTGGTTGTCTTTTAGTGTAATTTACTTTTATTTTAAATTGTCGTTATATTCTTGTACAGTTTGTTTTTTATCTTGGATATTTGGCTCAAAGTACCACAATCCATCAGCCCCTATCATATTGTTTCCTTGAATGGATAGTTTATCTACATTCTTGCTAGCGCTTTTGTAATTAGTATAAATGCTTTTAATATCATTTAAAGATAAATCTGTTTTCATATTATTTTCTATAATATCCATAAAATTGTTGATTTTTAATATATTACTTTTATTATCAGACTCTTTGGCAAGTGCTTCAATAACTTGTCGCTGTCTTTCTGTTCTGCCTTCATCCCCACCAGAACCTAGTTGTTTTCTACTTCTAACGTAATCTAATGCAGATTTCCCATCTAGTTTTGTTGTTTCTCCAGTTTCAAATTCGGATCCGTTATATTGAAAAGTGGCATTACTTTCTATTGTTAAGCCACCTAGAGTATCGACTGTTTCTTCGAAACCATCCATGTCAACAGTTGCATATGCGTCAATAGGGACATCGAAATTGTTCTCTATTGTATTCATTGCTGTTTCTGGACCACCGTACGCGTAGGCATGAGAAATTTTTTCATAATTACTATTACTTGAAATTTTACTACGAGTATCTCTAGGAATAGTAAGTAATTTTGTTTTATTATCCTTGGGATCAATTGAAGCTAATATAATAGTATCTGTTCTTTGCCCGGTATTTTCTTTAGCACGCTCTTTATTTGAATCTACTCCAAATAAAGCAATAGATATCGGTTCATTATTTTTAGCTTGTTTTTGTATTTTACTTGTTACTTCACTACCATCTTTTGTCTGATGAATTGAATTTTTAAATTCGCTAATTTTATATAACGAGAATAAAGATAAAACAATAAGTATGAATAAAACAATTAAAATTAGTTTACTTCTCATTTTCATAAAAAAACACCTTTTGTTTATCATATAAAGTTAAAATTTGAGAGAAAATCAATATAATTAATATGCTAGCTAATGTATCGCTGAAAAAATGTGCATGCAAATATATGCGTGAAGCCATCATCGATATTATAAGTAAACAGCTGATTGTTTTAATGAGTTTATTAGTTTTAATGTAATTAATTAAAACTATAAGTACTGCAAATGTTAAAACATGCATGCTTGGGAAGCTAAATCCATCAACCGATGCTACGGGGCGAGGTCTTTCTACTGTGAACTTTAATATTGTTCCAGTTAATAGTACAAAAAAGCTCCAAAAACCATAAACCCAAAACTGACGCTTATTAATAAAAAATAATATAGCTAATATTGAAAGAATAAAAATAAAACTCACAACGGGTGGAGAAATATTAGATAGTAACTGTAAAAAATTATTTAAATTGAATGTGTTAATAATATCATTTACTAAATATAATACATTATTATCAAATATGTTACTGGCATCAATGTAAATAGTATAATTTAATAAAATAAATAAAGTGATTAATGTAATGATCGTTGTAATCCTGTTCAAAATATAGTGCCTACTTTCTAAATTGAAATTGAAGTAATAACTTTGTATAAGTAAACCAAAGTTAAAGGGTTCATGCAATAATACTTTAGGACTATATAAATTATTTTATGTTTGATTAGAATAAGCGAGTGTATTTTATGATATTGAGGTTTGTGTAAGTTTTTATTGAAGAAATCAAAAAACCTAACCTTATTACAAGGAAAGGCTTTTTCTAAATTTTTCACCTGCATCATACTGCAATGGATTTATGTTCTCTCTATTTTGATTTGTACTTGCTAGGTATATTGCTAAAATGGCAAAAATGATTAGTACAATACTGCTTAACATTATGCCTATTCCAAATTTGTTAGTGTCAAATACTAAACTTAAAAATACCAGCAACAGCAAAATACAGAAAAAGACATAAACCCCATAAATCATAAAGCTACCCATAAATAAAACTTCCTTAATAGCATAGAATAAAAAAGCCCACTTATATAAGTGAGCCAGTGAAGAGCATTTTAAATTTTGATACTGTCGAGATATGTATCATAAGACTACCGTAACATATACTGAAGACGCAATAAATTATACTAAAGTATGATTTCCTATAACAGAATAGTTTTTGAAGGTTTAAGTAAAGAGCTTCCATTACATAAAATTACTTTACATAACAGAATTAACGTGCAAAAAAGTGTTATTAAACTATCATTAAGACTCTAACTATAGTGTGAGCTATCTCTTATTGAAGTGATTCTTTATTATTTGTTGTAGTATACAAAACATTTTGATAATATGTGTAATAGGTATTTTCTGTCATAAATTTACCCACCAAGAGTTATTATGGACATCTCTTTAAGAGATGTCTTTTTTATTATTAAAGTTTGAATATAAAATTAACGGGTATAAATATTTACCAAGTGTGCTATTCCAACGCTTCCTCTTATTTCACTGAAACACTACTCTGTCCAAGTAGTGTTTTTTGTTTAACAAATAACATAACGAGGTAATATATAACTACAATTGTTGTTAGACATATTGTTGCTACGTTTAAATATTTGTAGGGTGGGCACTGTTGTGTGCTTGCCCTATTTTTATATACTCTTTTCTGTTATGTTGTTTTAATATATAATTAAGTAAAAAAGAATGGAGACTTAGAATGAATGCTAAAATAGTTTCTTTTATAAATATGAAAGGTGGGGTCGGTAAGACTACTCTGACGATTAATTTAGCTTATACTTTGATGAAAGAAAAAAACAAAAAAGTATTAATAGTTGATATGGACCCACAATTTAATGCTACTCAAGCGCTTTTCACTAAATTTAAATCAATTAGTGAATATGAAGAATTAATAAATGTTAAAACTATACTCGCTATTTTACAGCCAGATGATAGAAGCATAACAGAAGGTGAAAGAAAAACAAAAGTAGAAGATATTATTATAAATTTAGAAAATTCATTATACGGAAAATTGGATATTATTCCTGGAGACTTAAATTTAACTTCTTTTGAATCATCAGACAGAGGTTCCGAGAAATTATTAAATAGGAATATGAATATTATAAAAGAAGATTACGATTATATTTTCATAGATACTCCAGCAACCTACTCAGTTTATGGTCAAACCGCATTATTAGCTAGTGATTATTATGTGGTACCAGTATTGCCAGATACCTTTGCATCTTTAGGGCATGATTTATTAGAGAATAAAGTTGAAAACGATATTGTATTGGAAGATATGAAACCTACTAAATTAGGTGTTATAATAACATTATCTAAGCCTAATAAAGCTAAAAGACAAGCCATAATTGATTCTTTTGACGGTATTAAGTTTAAGAATGAGTTATTTGAAAACGAACATATTAGGTCAGGAAATTTTGATAATTTTATATATGATATGTCATCAACAAAGAAAAATATAAAAAAACTCACAAATGAATTAATTGAGAAAATAAATGAGGTGGAATAATTGACTTTAAAAAGTAAAATGATACGGAAGCTAGAGATAAATAATAAACCTCAAGATATAAAATTTATTATTCCTGGTGTTATAGCAGAAATTATTTTTAACAAAGAATTTTTCAAGAAAAATAGTGAATTAAAAGAATTTACTGTAATCTTTGATAAAACGTATGCTGATTACTTATTTAATGCACGTCCTCTATTATACTCAAGGTTAATAAAAGAATTTAAAAATATTGATAATGATAAAGAACTGAAAACGTATGTAAACAAAATTATTACCTTTTTAAATTCAAATAATGATACACAAAAGGTAGATGTCAATAAAAAAATAGTGAAAACTAAAAATTCAACAACTAAAAGTATTGAATCTTGGGGTAAAATTATAAATCCTGGTAGATATAATGAAGATTAAAGAAAATATTAATAGAGATCTCAATAGTTATAAGTCTTTTGTGAAAAATAGAAGATTGGTTGCAGATGAATTGCCTAATTTGTATACAAATTATTTTAGTATTGTTTACATTGCTATTAATGTGATGTTGAAAGTTGATAAGTATAAGAATGTTTCTAAAAACGAGAATATATTCAGAAGAAAGCTTGTTGAAAATTTATTGAAAACTATCGATTTAATAAATATTAAACATTTTAAAGATACTGATAAATGTTTTAGATCAATAATTGAAGCTTATTTTAAATATTCTCTTGAAGTGAAAAGGTATCAAATTTATGCTGAAAATAAAAGCGAAGGCATATATAAAGCTAGTGAAGAAATGATTAAATTAAAAAGCGTTGCTACTTCGCAAAAAATTGGCAAGCTTACATCTTTTACTAAATCATATTTTAAAGATGAATTTCCTAGTATAGAAACACTATATGATTTTTATGGAGAATTATCGGGAAGTGTACATATATCAGTGGACTATACAGAACCATTGTATTTATTGCAGTATGAAGAAATACAACATGCTGAGATAGATACAAACATGGATAAATATAAGCAGATACTTAATATTATAATAATGGATATCATTGCTAAATTAGAAGATATCTACAATACAAAAGTTATTAATAGAGAAGATTATGTATATTTAAAACAATTATTTAATAATAACCATTAAAATCATAAAGTGTTGTATCGCATAAATATTGAGGTTAATTGTTGTGACAGTTGTTTCTTTAACTACGTTACTTTTTGAATCAATTCATCCCTAAACCACCCACACATGTCACTGGGTGGTTATTTGATGATTTTATACGTAGGTAGTACGAAACGTTAAAAAATCTACAAAAATATCAAATTAAATGTTATGATTAATTCCCTACTACTGTCTCCTAAAAATTAAAAAAGGAGATTTAATATGATAAATATTATTTCAGCAATTGGATCACTAGGAACTTTTATTATGGCGTTATTTTATTTTGTATCGGTATCAGTTCAACTTTACCAAATGAAAATTAGTTTTATCCCAGCACTTGGTTTTAATCAAATCCTTTTAGAAAAAGAGGATAATAAAAATTTAAATTTAAGAAATACGACTTCAAATTCTGAAGAAAACGAAGATTATTTAAAGTTATATAACCTTGGTGGAGGAGCTGCTAAAAATATAACTGTCGAAGTTATATTAGGTAAAGATAACGTAATTCAAAAGAAATATATAAATATGTTACCTAGCAAAGAAAGCTATATGTTACCTATTAATAAAACTGTATTTGATGAATTGGATGATACTATTCAAAATAATGGTTACGAATCAGATATGAATATTAGGCTAACATATTATCACAATGTGAGTAGAAAGAAACAAGAAGTAGTATTAAAAGGTCATATTGATAGTTTTAATACTTATGAATATAAAGAGATATATGAACTACAATTTATATAA